TTATCACTAAAAACATCATCACTAAAAAAATCAAGGATGTTATTAAGTTCTGTTCTGATTATGCTAATGACTATCCATTTGTAGAAGGTATGCCAAGACAATCAGTCGACCACACAACTAATGGAGACTCTATAACTGATATACCATTGATAAACTGGGTAAGCAACAAAGATAAAGGTATTAACTTTATGGATAACTTTGATATTGATGAGTAATGCTTATAGTATAGAAGATGATTTTTTACCTCTTTACACTTCAAAAAAGAGGTATTTTTTTATTAGTGGGGGTAGAGGTAGTTTAAAGTCTCATTCCTTACATGACTTCATATTAAGGCTTACATACAAAAAAGATGAGGGTATTCTTTTTACTCGTTATACAATGACATCAGCCAAAAAGTCTATTATACCAGAGTTTAAAAAGGCTATGGATAGGCTGGGGTTAACAGATGATTTTGATGTAACAGAGTCTCACGTAATAAATAAGCGTACTAAGTCTTTTATATGGTTTACAGGTATAAAAACTTCTTCTAGTTCACAAACTGGTAACCTTAAATCATTGTCAAGTGTTACAAATTGGGTAGTAGAAGAGGCTGAAGACTTTAACAATGAGTCTGAATTTAACAGGATTAATAAATCTATAAGGTCAAAGCACACACAAAACAGGGTTATACTTGTTATGAACCCAACAACTAAAGAGCATTTTTTGTATAAAAAGTGGTTTGAGGATAACAAAGGATATAAAAAAATAGATGGCTACAATGTTTTAGTATCTTCTTATCCTAGATTAGAACACATACATACAACCTATTTAATAGGTACAGATTATTTAGATAAAGAATGGCTTTTAGAGGCTTATCAAGCACGTACAAGAGCAAAAAAAGGATACGACCCTATAACTAAAAAGAAGTTAACTGAATCACAGATAGAAGAGGCGAGGGACTTTTATATTAATGAATATTTAGGGGGGTGGAAGGAAAAAGCAGATGGTGTAATATTTTCTAACTGGGAAACAGGTGCTTTTGATGAGTCACTACCTTACTTGTACGGCGCTGATTATGGTTTTGCTAATGATCCATCAACTATCGCAAAGGTAGCTATTGATAACTCCAAAAAGATTATCTACATAGAAGAGAAACTATACACTAAACATCTTAGTACAGATGATTTAAAAGCTATTTATACAGATGTAGTAGGTAAGGATGTTGTGATATGTGATAGTGCTGAACTTAGACTAATAAACGACCTAATAAGCCACAATATAAACGCGATACCAACACAAAAAAAACCAGGTAGCGTATTAGCTGGTATTAAAAAAATGAAGGGTTATAAGTTTGTTATTTGTGGAGATAGCCCTAACCTAATCACAGAGCTTAATAATTACTGTTTTATTGATAAGGGTAGCCGTACTATACCAATAGATGATTACAATCACTTAATAGATGCTGTTAGATATGCTGTTCAATATCTAATTGGCTTATAATGTTTTGTTAAAGTAAAAAACCATAAAATTTTATTTTGTTATATTTACAGAATTAAGTATTTAATTTTGTAGATGGGTTTTATTCAAAAGCTATTAGGTAAGGCAGAAGTCAAGGAAAAGAACTTTTCTAATGTCATATTAGGAGATAATGGTTATATACTTGATGGTACTAACGGCTTTAGGTACGAAACTCAATACCAAGACGATAAGCTAGTAAATGAAGGCTACATATCAAATGTAGATGTTTACGCCGTAGTTAAGAAACTTTGTGAGGTTGGCTCTGATGTTCCTTTTGTTGTTGAGTCTCTTAATGGTGATGAATGGGAGGTAGACGAAGACTCTAGTTTAAACCAATTACTAGAGCAACCTAATGAAGATTATACAGGTAAAGATTTTAGGTTTAACTCATTATTATACTTACTTAATACTGGAGATATATTTTGGAATAAGCTACAAGGAGTTTTTGATATAGTTACCTCTTTAGATTTATTACCTAGTAATTTAGTAGAGATAGATTTAGATTATAGAAATCTACCAAAGCAAATAGTATATGAAAATTTTGATGGAACTGAATCAATCTACGGACTTGATGATGTTATACACGTGCGCTATTTTAACCCTGGTCGTGATGGTTTATACTCACATAGAGGACTAAGCCCACTACAAGCGGCTTACAATTCCTTAAAAGCCTCTAACAATAGACAAACGGCACAAGCCCACATCTACGAGAATAGAGGGGCTACTAATCTTATATCATCTGGATCTGATGTAGCTTTAATGCCTACAGAAAGAGAAGAGATACAGAAACAGACTGATAAGATATTAGGAGGGGCTAAGAACTTTAATAAGTCTATTGTATCAACTAAAAACTTAACGGTAACACCGTTGGGAATGTCCGCTACTGACTTAAAATTAATAGAGGCTAAAGATTTAGACCTTAGAGATATTTGCAACGCTTTTGCAGTTCCCTCTAATATGTTTAATGATAAGTCTGCTAGTACGGAAAGCAATGTTAAAACAGATTTAAAGAAGTTTTACACCGATGCTGTTATACCTAATAATGAAAAGATAATATCGGCATTTAATAAAATGATAGTTCCAGCCTATTCAGCATTTGAGAATAAGCAATTAAGGATAGTACAAGATACATCAGGTATAGAAGCGTTACAGGCTGATAAAAAGATGGAAGCTGAAAAGGATGCTATACAAATTAATAACATTCTTTCGATAATGGATAGCACTAGTTTAACACCAGAACAAAAAGCAAACTTATTAAATCAGATGGGTTATGAATTATAAGAGATTAGACTTAAAGTCATATATAGAAGATGTAGACGAGAAAGGTATAGTTAAAATACGAGTATCTGCATTTGGTAACATTGATAGCTACGGTGATATAATGGATCAGAAAGCATTTAATAAGACTTTATCTGACTTCAAATCATCTGGTAAAACTAGGATAAAGCATCTTAAAAATCACAACTGGAATCAAGCAATAGGTGTGCCTTTAGAAATGACATCTACTGAAAAAGGTTTAGATATTGTTTCTAAAATTAATTTAGAAAAACAACTAGGAGCAGAGACTTTTAGCGATTATAAATTCTATGCTGACAATGGCCAAACACTAGAGCATAGTATAGGCTATTCTGTTGTAAAAGAAGAGAAAAGCGAAGAGCAGAAAGCTAACATTTTAAAAGAGGTTAATCTAATGGAGTACTCTAGTTTAGACTTCTTAGGTGCTAACCCAGAAACACCATTATTAGACTTAAAATCAATAGGTATGAATGCAGAAGAGTTATTAAAAAGAATTGAAGTCTTAGAGGCTAAAATTAAATCACTTGAGCCGTTGAATAACACTCAAGCCGAGAATGAAGCTAAAGAGAAAGCGATACAAGTTGAATTATTAAAATTAAAATTAGATTAAAATGGAAGGTTTAGAAAAGGCTATTGAGAATATCAATGCAAAAGCAGAAGAGATTAACAACAACGGTTTAGAAGTTAAATCTCTCAAAGAAAAAAATGCAGAGTTAGAAGGACAAATTAAGTCTACTAAAGAAGAGCTAGTTAAAATGTCTAGTGATTTAGTAAAACTTAAAGAAGTTCCTACACAACCTAAAAAACAAAAATCTGTATTAGATATCGTTGCTGAAAAGTCAGAAGGTTTAGAGTCTTTAGCTAAAAAGAACGATATAAAAGACATGGTAGACTTTAGTATTAAAGCTACTCAAACTTATGGAGATATTGATGCTGGGTTAGACTTTGCACCAATGAGACCAGGTATCACAGACATACCTAAGAAACAAACTAACTTTATTAACTTGTTTAGAAGAGTTCCTTTTAATGGTGAGTTTTATAAGTATGCTGAACAAGAGACTGTAGTTAGAGATGCTCAAAATGTGGCTGTTTGTTCTCCTGTTACTTCAAACACTAAGGAGACTATTATCACTAAAAACATCATCACTAAAAAAATCAAGGATGTTATTAAGTTCTGTTCTGATTATGCTAATGACTATCCATTTGTAGAAGGTAGGCTAAGAACGCTTATCAACGACTCTGTTTTATTTAAAGCCGATAAGGATGTGCTTTTAGGTGATGGTCAAGGTGATAACATGAGCGGTATTGACTCTTATGCTTCTGAGTTTGATGCATCAAATGTAGATGCTCCGATTGGTGCTACTATTAACAATGCTAATTACATTGATTTGATTCTAGCTATGCAAGCTCAAATATATACACTAGGACAAGAAAACGGATACGCTCCTAATACTGTTATTCTTAATTACCTTGATTGGTTTAGTTTAGTATTATCTTCTAAAGATGCTGATGCTAATTACCTTGATTACAGAAACGTAAATATGGGTACCGCTCAAATTAACGGTATGACTGTTATCACTTCTCCAGATGTTCCAGCTAACACTTGTTATGTGTTGGATAGCACTAAAGGGGAAATGATTATAAACCAAAATTACGAGCTATCAATGGCGTTTGAAAATGCTACTGATTGGGAATCTGATTTAGTTGCTATGAAAGGATCTATTAGAGCTAACTTATTGGTGGAAACTCCAAATGTTAACGCTTTTATGAAGTGTTCCGACGTAGCTGCTGGTATTGAATCTATCACTAAAGTAGTAACACCTATTTAATAATTAATACTTTAATAGGGGGTAGTTAGTAATACTTTCTACCCCTTTGTTTTATCTAATATTTACTATGTCTATAAAATTCTATAACCCTGATAATAGTATAGGTACTACTGATTTAGGAGTTACACAAATAAACAAGTTAGTACCTTTTAAAACAGTAAACGGAGTTTATATTTCTAACCCTACTATAACCGTTTACTCTTGTAAGAACATAGTTAAGCAATTCACTTTAGGAAATGGGTTAGAGTTAACAGGAACAAACACACAAGGAACAGAAAAGACATTAACACTAACTTTAAACGGACCAGACTTTGAAGCCTACAGAGGTAACGTTTTAGATGTAAAGTGTACATTTTTTATAGAGGGAGATATAGAAATTATATTTAAACTAAAGATAATATGATAGATGTAGATGTTAACCCTTCATTTAATGAAATAGACTTAAATATAGAAACAGATGATTTGTCTTGTGATATAGTCATAGATATTAACGCTGTTGAAATAGATATAAATGTTTCTCCTGGTATGTTAGGAGAGCAAGGCCCTCCAGGACCACAAGGGCCTCCAGGATTAGACGGTTTAGATGGTATCAATGGAACAAACGGAATAGACGGCCAAGACGGCGCACCTGGTGCTGATGGGTTACCAGGTCAAGACGGTGCTAACGGTACGGACGGTTTGGATGGTCAAGATGGGGAGTCAGCTTATCAGATAGCTTTAGATAATGGTTTTGTAGGTACTGAAACGGAATGGCTAGAAAGCATAAAAGGAGAGCAAGGAGAGCAAGGTATACCAGGACAAAACGGATCTGATGGGGTAGACGGAAACGATGGAGTAGACGGCGTAAATGGTGCGCAAGGACCTAAAGGAGATACTGGAGATACAGGTCCACAAGGTGTACAAGGTATTCAAGGAGAAAAAGGAGATACAGGAGATACAGGAGCTAACGGCGCACCTGGTGCTGATGGTGTTGATGGCACTAACGGTATTGATGGGGTGGATGGAGAGCAAGGTATTCAGGGGGAGCAAGGTATTCAAGGTATACCTGGTCAAGATGGGGTAGATGGTGTTAATGGTAGTGATGGGGATAGTGCTTACCAAATTTGGCTTAATAACGGTAATACAGGAACAGAGCAAGACTTTTTAGATTCTCTTGAAGGTCCACAAGGTGTACAAGGAGTGCCTGGTGTCAATGGTACAGATGGAGTAGACGGCGCACCTGGTCAAGACGGTACAGATGGTCAAGATGGCGCTGATGGCCCTACAGTTGTATCAACAGATCCAGATAATACAGCTACATTAGGTACAGACGGTTTTATATTTGTGCCAGAAGGTAGTGGCGGTGGATTATCAGAAAATGAGGTAGTAGCTATTGCTGCTGGTTCAACTTTAGGATTAGACCAATCTCTATTAGCCAATGCTGGTCAGCCTGGTTTAACAGTTTTAGCAGTTGGTTTTACAGATACAGGAAAAATACAAGGATGTTCTTTGGGTGATGGTAATGTGGTAGAGGTTTACGCTAATGGTGCTGATTTTAACGCTGGTAATGTTTTATATCGTGAGTTTATGAGTTTAGGTGAACCGATATGCTTTACAGGATTAACAAATGGAGCAATTATTACAGCGTCTCAAGGTTTTTACGGTTTTAGTGAGCAATTAAACGGAAGCAACGAATCGCCAATGCCTTTGTTGTCCTACGGTTTAAGCTTTAAAGAAACATTCTTTTTTGCTTTTAGAAGTAGTCAAGGTGGTAGTAATTCAAGGGGGTTTGCAAGGGTTGTGAATGGTCCTTTGAAATCTTTAGTTACAATGACTAGAGGCAACGGAGATCCTGTAAGTGATGAGAACGGACTAGAGCAAACAGATTTAGAGGTAGAGCCTTGGGGGTTTTTAAGTTTACAAACTGACTCAAATACTGAATTTATAATTAAATCTACTAACCCAGTTATGGCTTGCGTTCATGCAGAAATGAGATTAAGTGGACCAAGATATTATGACTCACGTTTAATAATGCCTTTGACTAATGACGGGATAACGTGGCCACGTTCTGGTAATGTTTCGGCACCTTTTGACAATACTTTGGTAAACTACTATGTGCGTGATGGTGCTACAGGTTCTTTTGTTGTTTCTCCAGGCTCTCCTGTAGATTTTGACAACACAACAGGCGCAACTGATCAAGATTATGAACCAGACGGCGCAACGAGAGTTAAGGCCGTTGGTATTATTTCTGCTTATAGTGGTGCGGATAGTGCGGGGTTAGAAGCCTCCCCTTTGATGCCGACTCAAGCAATGTCTCAAGTTGTAGCACAGCCTTTATTTATTGGTGATAATGGGGATGGTGGTAATAGTGGTGTGGCTATATCTAGCCCTTATGAGGGGACAGCTAAAGTCTATTCATGGAATGACGTCACAAAAACAATAGATTTGATTTATACCGTACCATTAAATAGAAACATTGGAGGAACGGCAACTAGAAGCGATCAAAATTTTCCTAGTGCTGGATTAGTGGCTAATGAAACGGTGAATGGTTCAGTTGAATTAATAGGTCAATTAAACCCTGGCGTTGTTATAGCTGATGTTCCTGTTACTGTTGTTGTTCAAAACGGAGATTCTAACTTATCGCCAACCTTAAGAAGTCAAAACGGAACAACCACTACCTCAATAATAAACGATGATGACGAAACACTATCTTTGGGTATAACTCCGTCAACACTAAAGGCAGAAATAACAGAAGGTTCAGATGGTCTACTATACAAAAGAGTTGTAAACGCTGGAATAGTTACATTTGTACTAGCTTAATTTAAATATAATAATATGTCTGATGAGAAAATAATAGTTTTAACTGGACCTCCTGTACTTCAATCTGGTGGTGGAGGTGGTTCTGTCTCTTCTGTGTTTGGCCGAACTGGTGATGTTACAGCACAACCAGGAGACTATTCAATAGAACAGATTGCAAACTTACCTTATAGCCTAACTCCAGAGTTAGTAACTTTTGATAGGGATGTACAGATACCTCAAAACTCGCTTTTAGTTGGTGATGCTATAAAAATGAGTGATTTAGCTCAAAGTTTAGGCTATAGTACAGCTTTTAACGGTAAAGAGTATGTTATTTTAGGGTATGAGATAACATCAAACGAGTCAAAAAGACCTGTTATTAAGTCATTTAGTGAGCCTAGTTCTTTTGATTTACAGCCTTTAACAGATACTACGGAGTCTTTTCAAGGGTTAATTTCGTTTAATATTACCTCTGTTCAACAAGTAATAGGTAAAACTTACCGCTTAAATGTACTTAGTGATACTGATTTATCTGTTAAATTATTTAGATTATCAGAAAATGGAGGGCAAGATACAATGATAGTTGATGAAACTGTATTAGCTGCTGAAACTAATCTAAGCGGTTTTGATTTTGATCTTAGTCCTATAGTAGATTTTGAAGACGCTAAAGTTTATAGATTAGAAATAGATAACGGAACTGGGAACGGTCAAATACAAGGAACTTTATTAACTGGTCCTAACCCTTATTCAGTATCCAGTTTAGATGTAAGCCCTAATTTTGTGCCTTACATAAGGAGACAGTTAGGGTGGGTATATGAGAATAAAGAAATAGCTTTAGAAGATGATACAAAAGTATCTACAGACCCTAATAATGCAGCGATACAAGGTAATGATGGAAGGATATTTGTCCCTCAAATCAATCAAGGCGCGGAGTCTACTGTATTCTTTACAGCCGAAGAGGTAACAACTACAGAAGGCACATTTTATAAAACACTTATAAATGAGAGGGGTTCTGTTGCTGATACTCCTAGTCCAAACGAGGTTTTGTTAAATGATAACGAGTCGGGTGCTTTTCCAGTAGAGTTTTTAGGAGAAGTTAACCCTGTAGATCAGTTATTATTACAAGGCTCTTACGCTGCTTTTCCTATTATAGAGATAGCTAATAATAACTCTAACATAAGAATAAAGATAGAGGCTTATATCTGTGATGGTGAAGGTGTACCTTTTAACTGTGGAGGTGAAGTAGGTAGTCTAGGTGTAGAGAC